GTTTCCCAGTCACGATCGAAGCAGGCACGGTTCTACGTACGTCACTATTCACTTTTTCTTACCTTTTATTCTTACCTTTATTGGCTCGGTTAGTGTTTACACGTTGACTCCTCTGTGGCTTTGGTCTACTCATCTTGCCACTCTTAGTCATAGTGCTTTTAGTCTTGTTAGTTGTTGGCATGTTTGCCTCCTGAACGTATCTCTTCCTACATAAAAGGAGGGCTAACGTAACGCATTGAGAGACACGCTAGATTAACCCTCACAAAACCATAACTAATTTGACTAACTCCGCTGGAGGTTCAGGGATTAGCTATGATCGAAGGTGACAGGGCACCCACCCTGCCATCACAGCACTCAACACATTGGCCGCTGTTGAGTTTCCTACTATATCCAGTCTAGTAAGTTTACAGTCTACTCGAAGGTACTGTAATCAAAGTTTGGAAATAGTATGTTTACATCACCAGGTGTTGGGTTAGTAACTGGATCTGCATCCGCCACTGCAATGATGTGTTTCAAGTTGTTAGCCTGCTTAACCCATGGTGCTCCATGGAACTTACTAACAAAGATTGCACACTGTTCATCCTGTTCTTGTGCAGTTGCAGGATCATCTAACGGATCAAGTGTATCATCATCGTGGTCAGTGATACGACAGTATAGAACTTGGTTCCAGTATGTACGTGACACTGGGTTAGTGCCTGCAGGATCTAGTGTGTTAATCGCATTGGATGCACTGCTGATCTCTGCAAGGTTACGCTTAGGTACGCCAGTTGGAGTAAATACAGACATTATTGTCCTCCTTCATCAGTGGCTTTCTTTGCAGCAAGTTCTTTAAGACCTTCAATCAAGTCGGCCTTCATTCCGTCGATGTTCTTACGAGCATCTAGATCAATGTTGTATTGCTTAGCAAATTCGTCCAGTTTAGTTTTATCGTCAAACGCTGCAATAGTGTCTAACAGTAGTTTACTTTTGTTCGCAGCTTCTGTAGCAGCTTTCTTCTCAGCTTCCGCCTTTGCTTTACGCTCAGCTTCTGCCAGTTTAGCAGCTTTAGCTTTCTTCATGCGATCATCATGCTCAGCCTCAGCTTTCTTTAGAAAGTCTTCGTACTTATTGATTTCTGCTAATACACGTTCAAGAGTCTTCTTGAGCATTAGCATCTTCAATGGGTACTTACGACAGTAGTTATAGGAATGCACCAACTTCTCACGCAGACCACCTAACACCCTTTGTTTATCTCTGGGTAGTTCTTTCAAGTCTAAACGACGAGGGCGCACGACTTTAGGCACTAGTGTAGTGTCTTCTGCCATTTGCTTCTCCTTTGTGTCTTATTGAAACGTGCACTTTGATGGTTACCTCGTGAAGTTCTAGCATATCTCTTTGATTGAGTTCTGCTAAATCTATCGGATGCAAGCCCTAGTACTCCGTTGTTTGTTTTACCAATGTCTGCGCCCCATTGCTGGAAGAATTGAACGTTTTCATCAGTCTCTTTTTGCTCTTGACGCTCTTTCTCGTCTACAGCAATCCTCTCTACCCACTTTCTGCAAGATCCCGCAAGTGCGTCTACACAGTCATCATGTAGTAATGCACCTTTGTCTCTTGATATCTTGGATAGTTGGTGAAAGAGTTTGTATGACTCTTGCACTTCAATTGGATACTTCTTCACAGATTCTAAGTCGTACTGAATAACATCTTCATGTATGATAAGTCTGTGTCTAGCCATCAAAGGTTCAAGTGTGTCTATTATACGTAACTCTTTCTGTCCAGACTCCCATACGTCTTCTACTCTCGGACAGTGACTATGTCCTGCCTTCTTGTATTCACGTAAGAGTACTGGTCTCCAGGCTGCTGCAAATGCACCAAACCCAAAGTTCTTTTCAACGTCTATACCATTCACACCGTGTCTTAGTGCAAGTTGTGATAACGCTTTATACTTATCATCACCATAGCCACCAGGTAACTTAACTATCTCTGGTACAAATACATACCCATGTAGGAAGTATGTAACTACTGCTACAGTTTCGTCACCGTTCTTACCACCACCTGCGGTATCAACATACATATGTTTACCTTCGAACTCGTATGTCTTCTCTGATACACTGAATGGTCTGTAGAACTGTGGCTTAGATGTGAACCCTGTTCCCGGTATGATCTTCTCAGGGTTAGGCATCCAGATAACTTCACCTGGACCTTTCTCTGTGCCGAAGTTCATGAACACTAGGTTCTTAGTTTTAAGAGGATGTCTAAGACTATCGGACATCTCTGTGTTTAGCATGTGTTGTAAGTTGAAGTACGCTTGACCTTGGTCTAGTTCTTTCTTACATAATGCTTCTTCACCAAGTAACACTGGGTCAGTTGGTTTACCTCTACTACCATCAAGACCTCCTCCTATACGGTTCGCTGGATCGTCCATCATGTTCTTGACATAAGGTGCTAACTGGTCACCGTAATGTTTGGCTTCTTCTTCTGTAGGTACACGTCCTGGCCAGATACGGATTACATACCCTCGCCCCGGTAGCGAGTTGTATATTGAATCAATAGTCTGTGGTGTGCCTAAGTAGATGATACGGCCTTTCTGACAGATAGAGGTAAAGTCTTTGGATAGATGTTCTAATGCTGCTCTTTGTACTTCTGTAGTACCATTCTTACTTGACTCAATATCATCCGGTATGAGTAAGTCAGCACGTCTACCCTGCATGTTTGATGTGATACCGATACAAGCGATTGATGGTGATTTCTCTGGCCCTTTTAATTGCCAGTGTATATCAAATGCTTTGGTTGATGCTCGGTCCCCATGTTGTCGATCTGGTCTCATACATTCTAGTATGTCCCAGTTCATAATAATTTGAATAACCCAGTTTGCAATCTCTGTTGCTACTTCGGCACCTGCGGATACAATCAACACCCTATGTGTACAATCGTGTATCAACTGCCATACAGCAAATATAGCAACAATTGTAGACTTAGCTTGTGATCGTTGTGCTTGGATCATCCCGTATCTTACTTCTGACTCTAGGAATCTTCCTATGTCAATCTGTAAGTCAGAGCATTCGAAACCCATTAACTCAGTCATGCAGTCATGTAAGAAGTCTTCAAACAACTCATAGTGTGCTCGTAGTGCTTCTATCTCTGACCACCTGACTGCTGTCTCTTGCTCGATTAAAGTGAGACTTTTGTACTGCTGTCTGTCTTCACATATACGTGTGAATTCAAAGTCACTGTACAGTCCGTCTCCTTCAATCTCATCAAGAGGCTCATCTAACTGACTTTCTAATGCAGATAACCTACTTGCTTTAGCTGCTAAAAGTTTGTCTATGTCTTCAGTAGATAACAGGTTTACTATCTCTTCACGTGTCATGTGTTCGATAGATGTATCCATGTTTATACCACGCTAAGGTTAGCTGCTCCTTTCGCGTTACCGAGTCTTGAGCGCTTTTGTTTCTGGTCAAGTGCTTTCTTGAGACTACCCATTTCTTTGTTGTCTTCAATATCACAAGTGATCTGGTTGTCTTTTAGGAACTTAATTGCTGCTGCCATTGTTGCTGGTGCAGCTGTATACTTCATTTCCCCAGTGGACACTTCATTACCTTCTGCATCCCATGTCACCACTTCTTCTTGGTGATTGATTTGAGAAGTTAATACAGTAGCTACTGCTTTGTGGAGTATTTCCATTTCATGTTCTGTTGCTGACATCAGGCTTCCTCCTCGTCGATATGTCTTTTTCTAGGATCTAGGAGAATGTCAATCTTCCTTTCAATTCTACTATTACTCTTCTCTAAATTATCAAAGCGTAGGTTAGTAGTCTTTTCTAGAGCTTGAACTTCTCCTTCGACTCCTTTTATCTGTAACTTCGTACCGTTGCTGTCATTCTCAACTTTCTCGATACGTCGGTCTATCTCTGCAAAACGTTTGTCACGTTGCTGCTTGTCATACCAGTGCCATGTGGTTACTAGTCCGAGCAGAATTGTGACGGCCTTCTGTATGAGACTTTCCACGGCCAATTCCTCTTTTGTTGTTGTTATGGGTGAACCCGTATTGCTACGGGTCTATTTCATCATAGAAGACTGTTGCTCTCCAATTCCATGTCTGTCCATTGTTTCCGTTCACTTGCACTACGTTCTCTGTACCTATAACTTGTAAACGGGTGTCTACGTTACTATTGGTACGTTCTTCTGCTATAGTGTCTAGACCTTCGTCCATTGCTACACCACCATCTTTATACACTAACGCTTTATATTCACCACAGAAGTAGTCTACTGCGTCTTGTCTCGCACCTTTAATCATAATACGAAGTATGTATGCTGATCCATCTGGCAAGTCAAAGTTGAGTATGTCTGTCCAAGTGTTGTCAGTAGTTTGTATAAAGTTTATCGCTAGCGGTACCTGTAGATCACGTAGCCACTGTATAGCGTTAAGTACTACACCTAGTCCAGTGTCACCTGGTACTAGCTGTTGTGTAACTTGTGGTGTAGGGAAGTACTTCCATTTGTAATTATCTATCACTCTGTTTACATCATCCATGGTAGGTGTACCCATCCATAGTTCAAATGATCTGAACATGGCTGCTGTATCACCTGCTCCAGGTCGTGTCTGTGACCAGAATAGTGACTCAATCTCAAATGTTTGTAACGATCCTGCCGTGTTAGACCCTTGTACGTCAGTTACGCCATCTTCTTTGATAGCACGTATGTATGAGTTAGCGCCGTTGTTAACACCTATGATAATCCAGAATGAATCATCTGCTGTTAAGTTAACGTTTACAGATGCGTCTCCCATTCCAAACAACCTCCACCATATGCGGTTGTTGTTTTGTTGGAATACGAAGTCATCACCGTCACCTCGTACTATGTATCGGTTGTTTCCGTCATTCCAGTATGGTTTATACGCGAATGCGAACATAAAGTTACCAGACATCTCAGGTACTGCCAGTGTACGAGATAGTATTGCGTTGCCTGTACTTTGCATTGCATCTGTCGGACCATGCAGAGTGTTACTACCGATCTGACCTAAGTACTCCCACTGTGAGCTAGTACCTTCAGTATCGTTCAACGTGAAGTCGTTCGAACTTCCTGATGTATCATTTAAGAAGTCTGTTTGCCCTACTGTGTCTATACCCTTCTCGTTCCACTGTATCTCAAGTGTACCTGTTACATCTAATGGTGTAGCTGAAACTATAGGTGACCAAGGTCCGGTTACTGATGCGTTCTTTGCACGTACTCTGAAGTCGTATGATATACCAGGCTCTAACCCTAATGTATCAAATGTAAGTACTAGTCCTAAGTCTAGTTCTCTAAATTCAGATTCTGGTGCACTTGTTAGCTTGTATGCTAAGTCGTAACCTACTAATGGATCTGTAAAAGATGGTGTTACCCAGTCAGACTGCATACCAAACTTCAATGGAGTTAATGTAGGTGCTGCCATTGGACCTGGATCTGCATCGTCTACTGACTCGTTCTGTACTCCTCTGAATGGCAGTAAGTCCCACTCTGGAGACACAATAGCCTTCTGGAATTCAAAGTCTATACCGTAACCATCATTCTCATGTCCTGGTTGTTGTACACCATCAAAGAATAGCACACCTTCCATTACTGCGAAGTCAGGTTGGTTAGTTAACCAGTAGTCATTGATTTCATCATAGTCAGTTGACTGTGCAATTGGTATGGTTACATCGATAGAGCATGTCTGTCCAGTAGCTGGTCCTCCATTACCTTGATCTCTTAAGAACACATCGTAAACTACTGCTGAACCGTTATCAGTCGGTTGGCTAGTCACTATATACTCTGAGAAACTAGTAGGATCACTGTCTTGTACAATACGAATAGTTGAGTTCGGTGTTACACTAAGTAATTCCGTAGCTCTTCCGTTTGTGTCTAAGTCAGTTTTATCTATTCTTAGAATATTGTTCTGGTTGTCTCTGTTCCACTCTGACGTAGCTGGATTACCACTTTGAGAGTTACCTCCACGAGTCCAACCACCACTAAATTGAGTGTCTGCACCTGAGTTTAGTGAGTCTAGGAATATCCAGAATACTTGACCTTCCAGTATCAGAGAGTTACCTAGTGTTACTGTAGCCCAGTCCCCTTCTCTGAGTACTGGTTCTTCGTATGTAGTAGTCTGAGGGTTTGCAGGGTCAGTAATGTTAACTATGCGTACTCTGTAGTTAGTATCACTAGTTAATGTAGGCACTCTTACTCGAAGTTCATACGCGAAACCTGACTCAGTGAATGTAACTTTATGTCCACTGTATACTACACCCAAATGTGCTTGTGTTACGAATCCTGTACCATCGTCTGGCATGGTAAACTCAGGATCACCTACTACTACTGGTGACAGTCTATCACTCGTTTCCACAAGTGCTATACCTGCCCATTGTCCATCTTTAGCGAAGCTACCCGCTGCATAAGGTAGTGATTGTTCATCCCACTCACCTACCCAGCCCATGAGTAGACCGTCTGGTCCTGGACCACCTCCGCCTCCCCCACGATCGTGACTGGGAAAC